TATCATCTAAGTCGCTATTCCCACACACGGGGCAGTAGCAATCTCCATAATCACCTGTGTCAGCAATCTGTCCACCTCCGTCTAATAGTTTTGAGCTGCCCCACCAACCGCACTTATCACATTCTGCGGTATAAAAGTTGCTTTCGGGAGGGCAAAACCTAAAGCTAACAGGGGCTATACGCAAATTTTTTACTAACCTATCAAGGCATTCAATCTTATTTGCAATTTCCCAGCTAAACTCTAAGTTTAGTTTTTCATTTAGCATTTCCTTAATGCTTTCTACTTGTTTAATATCTGTTTCTGTAATCATAGTTTATCGTTTTTAATCCGTAAAAAATCAGACGTATAGCCCCGAACCGTTAGCGGCAACCCTAAGAAACCAACATTGCCCCTTTTAAAGCGTAAATAATTGCATCTCTTACGGTGTGTAAATCTTGGTAGGTTTGGACATCGTACATACCTGTTTTAATATCAACCACATCAATTAAAAACCTTTTTAAGTGGTCGTATTGTGGTTTGCCAAATCCGTGGTCGGTTGAAATATAAATACGCTTGCCCTTGTAATTTGCATTAAAAAGGTTTTCTGTGTGGTCAATTATTTGACGCTTTTGAATGATACATCCTGATACTTTCATTTTATTATTGATTTGTAAAGAAGGGCAGCCGCTAACAAGTGTTATACAATATGGCGGCTGACGTGCTTCGATTAAACATTTATTTTCAATTCAACTTTGGTGCTTCGTATCGGGCTTTCTGCTGAAAATCCGCCACATCGTATAGCCCCGATGCGTTATATGAAATAGGGCGGTAGAGCTTCGATTGAATATTTCGTTTAGAAATTTAAAATAAAAGCCCCACCGCACACATTCAATTAGTCAAGTATGCACCAATCATTTTCCAACACATCGGATGGACTTGCTACCCAACCGTAAACCGTATTGTCAGGATATACCATTGCTAATTGGTTTTTGTAGCGGATACTTCCACCGCGTTTAGCAAATTCATCCTTTACGGTTTGCGGAAGTGATTGCATTTTTGGCACAATCTCTTCGTTAATCTCTGATGGCACTTGTTGGAAAATGAACATTCCTTTTCCGTTCCATCCTTGTCTTGCTACTCTCTTACCTTCTTTTAAGGCTTCAATAGCTTGTCCGAAATTTTGGTTTTCTACCATTTTACTTTTTGTGGGTTTTACGAAGCCCGCCCAAGGCTTTTATTTTAAATTTCTTTTCGTGTTCCAAATGAAGTTTCTACTAAATAATCCCTACTTCATATAACAGCACCTAACCAAAAGGCGCACAAACGAACCGCTTAAAAATGCGCCCTTCGGTTAGCTGCAATCCGTTATGCCTAATGCTATTTAGGCACCTTCACAACTTTGATTTCGTATTCCTCACCTTTATAATTAAACAGCATTTTTTGGTCTAATTGCAAAAGATGTTGAGCAACCGCACGGGTTAGTTTACCAAATACAGATACTTGTTCCATCCGGCATTTTTTTGGTCAACTTCCAAAGTAAAACTCATTCCCTTTATAAATTCCTTTTTCATTCTTGCTTCATCCTTTATTTTAGCCAATTCAAACGCTGGCAATTCACTTTCAAATTCAAATGAATCATACCATTTACCTGTGTATTTGAAAAATTCTACTTTTACTTTTGTCATTGTTTTATATTTTTAGTTAATAATTCCTCGCTGTGCTACTGATGCCTAACAGCACCTACCAGCAATAGCCGCACAAGCTACCGCACTACCAAAGCTACTGCAATGGTAGCTGCAATCCGTTATGCCTCCTTTTTCTGAAAACTCCCATGCGGCTCTCCGCAAAACTCACAATTTTTAAATCCTGACTCGGTAGATGGGAAATAATGGTCGCAAAGTTGGTGTTGTGGTTTTTCATTGTGTTCAGAAACGCTACTACGTGCAACATAGCTTTGTATAAATTCACAAAGGTTTTTAAGTGTTGCGTTTGAAACGTCTTTTTCACCTGAATTATCAAACTTTTCAGCATCTCGCAAAAGTTCAAGCATTGTTTGAAAATCCTTTTTTGGCGGTGGCTGAATTTGCAACAATGGGCCTACAGGGCTGTATGTTATCGTTTTTTCTCTTTTCCAAAACATACTTATCGATTTTCGGTTTATACTACTTTTTATCGAAATTACTCGTATGGATGTACGTCATGCTACCCCTCTTCCTATAAGCATAAAGCAACCCGAGAGATAAGCCGATTAAATGGCTAATGTGAGCGATAGGAGTTAGATCAAGTATAAGGTTAGCAGCAAACAAACCGGCCTCGACTCCGAAAATCGTAAAGAAAACGAGCCTAACCGGGAAGGAGGTTTTTACAAATAGCACACTAACCGAGATATAAGGGAAAAATCCGGTAAAAGCTGCGAAAACGAAATAAACCACTCCGGAGAAACCAATCAACGGTAATTCGGAAAGCGGGAAAATCCAATAAGGTAAGGAGGTAATAAAAGCGGAAAGTATTAAAACTTGAGGAAATTCTCTTTTCCCGATAGCGCTTTCGACTACCTGGCCGAAGGAGTAAAAAACCAATACGTTAATAAGTAAATGGAAAATGTTTTGGTGAAAAAAGGCGTAAGCGAAAAGGCTCCACCATTCGGAGGAGGTTGTTACCGATACGGCTTTAATGGTTTCCGGGTAAAATAACCCGACGAAGTAAAGAGCGATAAGGATCGCTGAGGTGATTTTTGTTAGCATGATTTTTCGGTTTATGTATAGTGCGAATATACAAATTAATTAATAAAGTCAAAATATTGTTTATCTCTTCTACGGTGTAAATCCGACCACAAAACAGGGTGTAGTACTCTAAACCTATAAGAGGCATCTCTGTTTAGAGTGATTATTTTGGGACAAGGTATAATAACGTAACTTTTATTAGTCAGGCAAACCTTAAACCCGTTTCTCCTGATTATTCCGCTTGCTGTTTTCATCCTTTTGGAAATTTTTGGTTAAAAATCCACTCCTGAATGTCTATTGACTTATCCCGAGCGTTTACTCTGAATGTAGATACCGGCAACCAAACTTTGTCGCCGTCAACATCAACGAGGGCCGAAGTTCCTTTTTCAAGGCATACATGGCCGTTTACCCTTATGGCTGTTTTGCCGTTTACGTTAATTACTTGGCTCATTTATTAAACCTCCTCAAACGCTTTTTATACCTGTTTTTATTAAAATACTCCTGATTTTGCGCCGTGTTATGCTCCGAAGAGTATTTGTAAGCGAGAGCCAAGGCGATAACCCATCCGATAAAGGTCCAACCTAAAAAGAGGTTTAAAACGAAAACAAAGCCCCGTTGAGGTGTTTCGTAAGCTACCGCCGTCGGCCAAAAATAAACTGCAGCCAAAAAGAGGAGGAAGATAATTTGTAAAATGTCCGTGCTTGTCATTTTTTTGAGGTTTTTGGTTTATTGATTACTTTCTCTATTCGGGCGCGTTGCTCCTTATACCGAGGATCGTCGAGAAATAGCCCATACTCGTCGAATTTGAGCGCAAACTTTATGCGTGTTGCTTCTTTTCCCATAACTGTCTCTCGAGTGATTTCTTTACCTCGAGAATAGCATTTGAACGCTGCTCGAGACTTTGGATATACTTTTCGATTTCCTGTATGTCGTTTTCCACGTAATAACCTTTTGAGGTAGCCACGAGGAAAGGGACCAAATTATTCACCCGGATATGGTTTACCACTTTACGGAACCTTGGGCCGGTAAGTTGGATTTCTCTTTTCTCGGCAATTCGGATAACGTGATCCGATTTTACCGCTTTTTCCTTACCGATTTTTTTCGATAGCCCGTCCACGAGAAACGGGAGCACAACGTCCCGCTCGTAATCCGATAGCGGAGCCGTTTCCTCTTCAAATCCGTTCACCATGTTATTTACGATCTAAGAAAATACACATTTCAACGCCGAGAGCGTCGCAAATTTTCTCGAGCATCGAGATTTTTAACTCAAATTTACCGGTCTCGATGTGAGAAATAGTAATCCGAGTAACGCCGATGGCCTCTGCGAGTTGCGCTTGAGTAAGCCCGGCGCGTTGGCGTTCGTGCCGGATCTTCTCAAGGACTTTTTTTGTAGTGTTAAGTTTCATTTTCAGTTGGATTTTACCTTTTTTCCGCATTTTACGCACCTCCATGTGGAAACGCCGCTTTTTTTCCCTGAGTCTTTTATGACCCGAAAGCGACATTTCCCAGGAGGACATTTTAAGCGTGGACGCTTCAAAATAGGTTTGTTTGGTTAGACAAAATTTTAGCTGTAAGCTCGTCGACTTTAGCCTCGAGTCTTTTGGATTTATCCAAATACTCCCTTTTTTCTGGAGTATTCGGAACGGCTGAGAAATAGCCTTTTTGTGCTTTACGCATATCGCTCACGATAGCGGCAAACTCTTTTAACTCTTTATTCATGTTGGGCGAGTTTTTCTTTGATTTCAACTCCGAGGGAAAGCAAACGGGTTCGGTAAAATGCGTAAATACCGGCCATTTTCTCGGATTTAAAGGTCCCGGTAGGTACCGTCGATGCCTCGTTAATTGCTTCGATCAAACTAAGCATTTTTTCCGATTCAGGGCGCATAGCCTCTTTTTCGGCTTGTCGGCGTTTCTCTTCCTCCTCTTTAGCTTTAGCGGCTGCCTCTTCGGCTGCTTTCGCCTCTTGGTATGCTTTTTCTTTGCGGTCTGCTTCCTCTTGCGCCTCTTTACGGGCCTTCTCTTCGATTTCAGCCTTTTCCTGTGCTTCGAGTGTTGCTTGTTCCGCTTTGGCTTTCTCGATTTTTTCTGAATAGTCAAAAACAATGGTCTCGAAAGTGTCGTCGGTAGATAAAAAGGCTTGTTCAGGTGTAATAGACAACCCGTAAACTCTATTTTTGAAAACAAAAACGTCCCCGTTAAACAGTAACCCGATCGAAGCAAGTCGACGTGTGCGGATTTCCTCCTTTGCCTTTTTAGCGGCTTGTTCTGCCTGTTTTTTAGCCTCCTCTGCCTCTCTCTGCATGCGCTCAATTTCGGCTTTTTGTCTCGCGATCTCTGCCTCTTGTGCCTCTTTCTGCTTACGCAAAGCCTCCGCCTGAGCTTCCATTTGTCGCTTTTGCTCCTCCATAGCTTCCTGTTCGGCTTTCAATCTCGCTGCCTCCTGCTCTTGTTTTTTACGCTCCATTTCGGCCTCGAAAGCGATTGCCTCGGCTTTTTCCTTGCATTCCTTTAAAAAATCATCAAAAACTTCATCGCAAAGCACCTCAATAGATTCGTCGCTTATGCAGCGGTAAGTGCTTTCGTGGTGATTTCCCGGAAAGCGATAAACTACTCCGTCGAAAATCATCCCGAGGTCGATTAATGCGGCTTTTCTTTTGGCGATCATTTCGCGATGAATGCGCTCGGCCTCTTCCTTGGCGCGTTGCTTCTCTTCGTCGACTTCCTTCCACGCTTTATAGAGTCTATCCTCTTCCGGGCAAAGGATGGACAAAAGTTCCTTTTCTCCTTGGGAAATAGTTTCCTGCAAAGGCTTAACGTAAGCGCGGAGAGCTTTGGCTTGTTTTTCTACCGAAATACGCTCGTGTTGGAGTTCCCTCCATGCGTTTTTTGCAGCCTCGTAACCCTCTTTGTCGGTAACTCCTTCGACGGTTACGCCTTTGTGTTTTTCGACAAGTTGCTGATACTCGATTTTTTTGGACTGCAGTACCTCGAGTCCTGACTTTACACTTTCAATTTCAAAAGTTTCCATGCGATTTACTATTTATCGGTTATTTGTATAACGCAAATATACTAATTAATTAATACCAAAAACAAAAAAGTTAATTTTTTTTACTCTCCCGCGTCCGGTAGGTATATCCCGAGGTTTTGAGCTGCAATCCTCTTGGTAAACTCTATTTTTCTCGAGAATTGCTCAACGGTAAGAGGCTCCGGGATATTTTCGAGCATAAACTCAACGAGGTAAAGGCTTGTAAATAGTTCGTCGCTTTCCTTCGGGGTAAGTCCTGTATGGTCCGATATTTCGGTCATAAGGAAACGCCAATAAGCCTCTTGGGATAAAGACCTCATATCCTCAATAATTAGCCTTAGCCTTTTGCCTTTTCTTTCGCCCAAAAATGATTTTATCCGGTTTGAGTCGAGCATTACAAATTCGCCGTTTTGGCTTGCTACCTCGATATACGTAGAGATTGAACTCATTTTGTCCTTGTTATTACTGATTTTAATTTGCGAATGTAGAGGGGCATATCAGGAGCGCCCCAACTCCTTGAAAGAAACTCGAAATAATCCCCGCCTTTGTAGTACTTGTTCTGCCATAATCGATAAAACCTTATTGAGCTACGCCAATTCGAAAACCTGATAAATCCGAGAGATGTAGTAAACCCGAACACGTTGTTAAACTTATCGAGAGCGCAATTTTGGCATTTACTCCATCCGGTCTCGAGAATAGCCTGGGCAAATACAACCTCCGGAAACTTTATATCCTGTTGGATTATCTCCTCTTTGATTATCCACAATGGGAGAGCATTAGACTCCTTGGTAAAGAGTAAAGCGAAAAAAAGGAAAAGGACGAAAAGCAAAAACCGGAGGTCGGTATTATCGAGGATATTTCTCATTTTTTAGAATTTTGATAGGTCAATGATACCACGGTCGACCATTGCAAAGAAACATTTTGCCGTTGCCTTAACGTCCGCGAGAGCGTCGTGCGCATTTTCAAAGCCGTGAGAGAAAAGTTTATAGTGAAGCTCCTCGAGTTTCGGCCATTTCATTCTCGGAAGGTTACAGAATTGGGTTCCTTCTCGCATGGTACAGATTTTTTTGGACTCGAAAATCGGAGGATTTGGATAACTCCTCAAAAATTCAGCACGAACAATTTTTGAGTCGAAAGCGATATTGTGAGCAATACGGTATTTTGAATTATTTTCGCAAACCTGAAACATTGCGAGCATTTCGTCGATGTCAACTCCTTTTTCCTCGTTTTTTTCGGTAGAGTAACCGTTGTCGATCCAAAATTTCTCATTTGGGATAGTCCATCCGTTTGGTTTAATTAATTCGCAACTCTCGTAAATTACATTTCGATTTTCATTGTAAAGTACAAACGCAAATTGTATAATCCTTGGCCAGTTATCCAGGTCCTCAGCCGGAGCGTTCCAATTTTTAGGCAACCCGGTTGTTTCTGTGTCAAAAAATAAATACATGATATTCGGTTTTTATTGGTTACAAATTTTCAGGTTTAACACCTAATTTCATTAACTTTTGAAAAGTAATCTCAATGGCTTTGTGTTGGCATATCCTGTTCCATCGCTTATTTTCATCCTCCTTGCGACCTTGTTTCTCTCTAAGTACGTCGGACATTGTTTTAAATGCCTTTTCCGCTTCAATATGGTTAATATAAATCTCCTCTGATTGATTTTTAATATCCTGTTTTTCTTGCTCGCTAAGATTAATATGGCCAAGTTTTTTAAGCCTTGAATAAACAAGCTCTACCGAGTGAATTGGAATATTAAAATCACAACCTTTTGAGGTAACAAATTTCTGATAAGGCTTTACAACCATTTCTGCGTGAAACTCAGCCTCAGCCTTTTCAGGATCAACATTTGAACCCTCTGATTTCAGTCTTTCTTTTTCTTGAATGCGTGCAAATTCAATCATTGCCTTTTGTTTTTTCTTTTCGTAGGCTTTCATTACCTGGGCAAAGTAAAGAGTTGAAAACGTCTGAAAATGCCTTAAATCCACATCGAGTTCACCTTTTACGGCCAAATCAAAGGCTATTTTTATTTCCTCTACCGTTATTGCTGCGTAGTTCTGAGCTATAAACTGACGTATAACCATTGCCTCAGCTTCGGTAGGTAGATTTTCTCTTTTTAGACCAACCAAAACAAAAACATATCTCATAACCTCCGACAAAGGAGTTATGTTTTGGCCTAAGTTTGCTATCCTCGTTCCAAAATTTGCAGATATAATATTCCGAGTCTCAGAGGCTCCAATTTGCGAGAGCATCGTCTCTCTGATCGCGAGGGATTTGTCCATTTGAGTTAGTTGTTTGGTTTGTTTGAATTTTTTGAGGGAAAATACCACTCCAATTTTGACTCATTGAAAAGCGCACTGCAGCCACGAACTTCTCCTCTGTGGGGTAATCCTTCGCCCAAAGAGAGAAAGCCGTTTCTAAGCCTCTCTGAGTGTATCTCTGACCCTTTTCGGCTTTGTAAGGCAACCAAAGCTCAAGACCTTTTCTCAAATGATCCGGACAATGGTCGAGGATCAAATCCGATTTTTTCGGCTTTTTGGCTTTTTCCTTTTTTTCCCATTCAACCCCTTTTTTTTCTTTTAAAGAGTTAGAGTTAGAGTTAGAATAAGAGTAAGAGACTCGGTTATCCGTTCGGTTATCCGAATCGGATAACCGATTTTCATTTTTTTTCAATAAAGGATTTCCACCTTTCTTAGCATTTTCGCGGTTTTTTAAAGAAATAGAAAACTCCTTAACTATCTTTCTCGAAATTATTACACTCTCACCGGCCGCGTTTTTTTCAAACGAAAGGATAGCGAATTTTTCAATTTCGCTCAAATTTCGGATAACCGTTTCGGTTAACTCACCGGTTAACCGACTTATTAAAATTGGATCGTTTGGCATTTCCCCTGAGTTCTCAGGACGACGCATATAAATAATTAACTCGATAAGCAAACCTCTCGCGGAAAGAGAAAGCGGCTTAACGTCGTTAGCCCAATCCTTAAAATTGAACTTAAACCAAAAATCGTTAGACATAAACAAAAAACCCGTTATCAGAAAGGCTACCCATGTGCGTGCCCTTGGCGCACGTTTGGCAATCTGATAACGGGAGTTTAAATTTCATAATACAGGGTAGCGATGTAAAATTAATTAATTTTTTAACTCAACCAAATGCAATAAACCTCTTTTTTCAAGGAAAAAAATAAGCTCTTTCATCCAATGCTCGACGTAAGACTTATCCCGGACCTCTGCGTAAAACTCAAAACTATCCGGTTTCATATCCTCGATAATCCGAGCGTTTGTTTTCGATTTCTCGACCTTAAAAATCGTGTATTTCACCGCAAAAGCTCCCGTAACGAGGCAATACATTCGCCATTGAACCGAGTCGTAAAACTTTTCCCGGTCGATCGGAAAAGTCGAAGAGGTTGTTTTTACCTCATGGAGTAAAAGTCCCTGCGCTCCGTCTATACGCAAATTTGAAACAACCTCGTAATTTTCAATTTGAGTAATCAACTGACCTGGGATTTCGTGAATTAAAGGAGAATATTCTCGGCGGTAAACCAAAGCCCTTAAAACTGCTGCTTTTTTAAATAACCAAGTAACGCCAAGTTCAGGCTCAAAAACAAGCTGCGACCCCGGATCCAATTCCGGAGCGGGATAAACGTCTCCGTTTTCGATTATCGCGTGAAAGGCAGAGCCGAGACTCATGGCCTCGGTTTTTTGCCTTTCTCTTTTCAAATCCGCGATAAAGTCAAGGTCTGTTTTGTTGAACAAACCCAAACGGCACACCCGGAAATTTTCGAGTGTGCTCGGGGAAATTCTCAACTTCATGCTTGAGGTTTTTGGATGAATTTTTTAACCTTTCCATCGTAAACGAGACCAACCTCAGCGGCCTTGGATTTCATCGCCTCGAAAATAGGTAAACGGAAATCGGCGGAAACCTCGGAAACTTTTGAAACTACCTCGTTAAACGCGGAATCAGTTTTTTTGTCTGCTAAGTGCATTTCGGTATAAAGAAATGCGTAACGAGAGGAAATCAGTTTTTTGATTTGCATCGAAATCGCTTTCGAAAGTTTTTTAAGCGGTTCCGAGTTGTTAAGCGCTTCGAGTTCGTCGAGGCTCTTACAGGCGTCCACCTTATCGCTATACTCCTGAAGGTCTGCAATAGCCTTGGACTGAGCGTCCGAAAGCTCTGCCATTTTCTCGTAGGTCTTGTCGATAACCTCCTGCAGAAAAAAGTCATATTCCGGAGTAATTGCGCTCGGAATGGTAAGCGCCGGCAATTGTGCGGTGTTTTTCCCCACCTGGTAATCGGTAGGCTCGAAATCGAGAGTGCGCTGCTTTTGGCGCATGGAAACAAAGCCAAGGAGGTCTGCCTTACGCATGATAATTTCGTTGCTTCCTCCCTTTACGGCAAGCCTCAACTGTTTTGGACCGTCGTCCCCTTCCTCTTTAGCGTGGCACACCCCTACAACTGTCAGGTTAAGTGAGAAAAATCTCTCCAAAAGCTGATTGAACTCATTTTGGAGCGATCCCCAACCTTGCAAAGATAATCCGCCGGCACGAGCGTTTTTCGAGTCTGCCGACATAAGGTAAGGAGAAATCGAGTCCTCGAGCAAAGCCCCAACGGTATCGATTGCCACGGCTTTAATTTCGCGCTGCAAAACATAATCCTCGAATGGTTTGGACATTACGTAGGCTTTAAAATCGCCATACTTTGTGATCCTTACGGATAAAGGACGTTTTTTTTGGATTGCACGCTCAATGCCTTTGTCGACGTCGATATGCAGCACGTTGTTAACGGTAAACGAGATACTTGTTTTCCCGAGACCGGGATAACCTCCTATAACTACGAAGAGAGGTTTTTTCGGAATAGAGTCCGACGGCTCAATAAAAGAAAATCCTGTCATTTTGTTTTTTAATTAAGTTAAACACTATTTCGGTTTTTTGTATAGTGCAAATATACTAATTAATTAATATGAATTAATAAAAAAGGAAAAAATTAAAACGGAAGATCGTCGGCATCGCCCATGGATGTCCCGAAATCTTGAGGCTCCTCTTTGTATGTCGGGTAATCTGTTCGAGGCTCGTTTTGCCCTTGGCTTTTCCCGGAGGATAAAAGTTGGATTTCCTTAACCCTTACCGATAAGGCTGTTTTAACCTCTCCGGCATCCGTTAACCAACCTCGAGCCATTGGCTCCCCTTCGATATAAATTTCGTTGCCTTTTCGGATATACTGAGCAACCGTAGCTTTTCCGGAGTTATCCCAAAGGTCGCAGTCTATCCGCTTGGTTTTTTCCTTTTTCTCTCCGTTTTTGTCCTTCCATTTTTCGGTAACGGCCACTGAGAATTTAATTACTGCTTTACCTCCATCGAGTTGTTTTACCTCGGCATCCTTCCCAAGTCTGCCGATAAATTGATACCTGTCGAGTGTCATTTTAAAAATCCTTCTTTTAATAAATATTCATTTAATTGTTTTTCGAGATCGTTAATTATGATCTCTTTAATTATTTTCTTGGTAGAGGGAGATAAATAAGACGATAAATCGCTATAATCTTTATTTGAAAAAGTTATTTCAGCATATTCATTAACACTCAATAGCCTGTTAGACATTTTTACATATTTTTCAGCTACTTTGCATTCGCGGTTTAATTCTTCTTTTATTTTTTCCACGATTTCGAATTTATCTTTATTGTTCATTTTTCTGCTTATTTAAGTTAATGATTTCCGTTAAGTTTTTACCGGTTAAAAGCGTGCAAAGAAAGTCAGCCCCGTTGAGCTGTAGTTTCGCGGTTTCGCTTACAGATGCCGCGTTGAGAAAATTAGATATTTCCTTGTCGATATGAATAAAACGCTCCTCCGATTTGTCGATATTATCGATTAAAGTCTCCAAAATACTTTCTTGGTCCGGCTTGTAAACCGATAACTTTTCGAGCGTTACAAAATTCGCCTTGGTGTCTACACCGTTATACGGGATATCCGTCTGCATTTCGCTCGATACCATGAAGGAAAAAACCAACTCGGAAAGAAAATCGTCCGAAAGAGTTAATCCGATTACCTTAAATTCCTTAGTCAACTCTCGGAGAGAATAAACTAAAACAACACGAGCGCCAACCATTACCTTTACGCCTTGGCGCAAAGCCATTACAAAATGATCGTCGGCCTTGATAGAGTCGTCCGCATCGGTTTTAAACCTGTTAGGCTCGAGGTATTTAATGCACCTCGAAAGGTTTAATGTAGATAGTCCGAGTTCGTTAATGCGTAAAGCAACGTAGTTTTCCGTAGCTACCTGTCCGGTCCTGAACGGACCAAAGTTTTGAGTGAATTTTACAAGTTTCATTTATCGTCGGTTTTAAAATTTAGTAATCAATTCCCCTGCGTAAATCGTCCGCGTGATCCTCCCATGGAATAATATCGACGTATTGCTCAATATTGTTTAAGTGAGTATTTATTTCCTCTTGGAATTTTTCCACCAACTTTTTGAGGTACTTTTCCGATACATCCCTTTTATTGCTTTCGCTGTAAATTGTAGCCCCGTCGAGTTTAAGACGTGAATCGAAGTGAAAAACGATGTCGATTTGTTTTCGTTTTCCGAGGCATTCAATTGGAAGATCAAAATCTATCATGCTTTTTTCGCTATTATTTTGTGAAGGTTATTTAAAAGAGATTCCGCAAGCTCCATTTTAGCCCATTTTCGAGCTCCTTTAATGCTTAGGCATTCCACGTTTTTCCTTTTGATTTCATTGCCTTTTTTGTCCAAATAAATTAATACGTAAGTTTTCATCGTTCTTTTTTTATAGGGTTAAACCATTGCCATAAATGCTGTACCTTGATATTTTGCAACCAAAGCCTCTTGTTGCTTGTCGATAGCCTCAACTTTGCTGTTGTTTACCACAACTTGACTAACCATGTGAGATAAAAGGCTGTCAGCTCTTTTTTCTGACTTAGGATTATTCACCGCCATAAGGTTGTAAACCTGTACCATGAAGGCTTTAAGCGTTACTCCATTAAAGAATTTGTGGGTAGTCAATTTGTTATACTCAGCGATAACCATTTCGCGGTTATTTGTCATGTATTCCTTGAGTTCAAATTTAGTTGCCATGGTTGTGTTGTTTATTTGTATAGCACAAATATACATTTTTATTAATTACGCCCTAACTTTTTTGTAGATTTTTTTCTCGTAAAAGCGAAAAACCGTATTTATACCAACAAAAAACCCCGTATTTCTACGGGGCTTCCTCATCTACATAGGCCTTACATCCTTTCGGAACGCCTCTACGGGTTGTTATTGTGGCTTAACAAGCCAATGACTGATCCACCTTAACGATGGAAATTTTCTCTTCGTGCTTGTTATACTTGGTCTTTACGGTAACACCCAAAGCCTTAGCCTCTTTGCTTAATATTACCCGGAAGGAGTTTACACCATCCTTTATGACATCAAATATCGTTGATTCCAAGTCTGATTTTAGGAAATCCTGTATTTTCTTTTTCGTGCTCATGATGCGAAAATAATAAAATTAATTAACAAACAAAAAAGCCCGAGAAAATTCCCGGGCTTTTCCGCGCATAGCGATACAAGGTAAGTTGAAAAGAACGTCTGTGCTGCAAATATAAAAAAAACCTCGGAACAAAGTCCGAGGCAGGGGAGTAAAACCGAAAACTCCCCAACCGTAGCAAAGGCGACGGCTAAGATTTTTTCTTTAATCTATCGTAAACCGTAGAAATCAAAAGCAAAAACACTAATAAATTAAGAAGAGGAAAAAATATTTTCGATGGGATAATTTCATCGCTTGCCTCGATAACCTTAACCGGGACCTTTCTCTCAATTACTACGGTATCTCCGGCGCATTTTCCGAAAACATAAATAGAGTCTTGATGCCTAATAACCTGAACCGTAAGCCTGTCCCGGTTAACAATAAACGTGTCGTAGGTATTCATTACTTGCATGGTGTCCACGCTTACCGATTTGGTTATTACCGTGTCAATGATTTTAACGCTATCCACGCGGACTAATTCCGGATGCTTACGGATTAATCGATCAAGTCGCTTTTGAGGCGTGCACGATGAAAAAAACACCAAAAGCAATACCCAAAAAAGTATTACGGTAATTCCCTTTTTTGCTTCGATCGTCATGGTAAAGTCTCCTCGTTGTTATCTCCGGTTTTCGGCTCCTCTTTTTCCTCCCGACGTTTTTTCTCCACCTGGGTTTGTGCCATTGAGTAACCCGCAAAAACAAACAACGGACCGGTAAGTAATAAAACTTGCTCAGGCGTTAACGTCGTTCTGTGCGTGTAGAAATAAAGAGCGTGCAAGGAAAGAGCAACCAAAAAAAGGAGTGCACGCTCAATCCTCTTACTCGAGTAATACGATGGCTTATTTGAGAATGTCGCAGCGATTTCTCTTAAATGCCACTTAAAAGACTCCCACCCGAAAAAGCCTTTAATCGCGTATTTGTTCCAAAGTTGTTTCATGTTTAATCGATTACGTTGATAAATACAGCGTCCGAGTAAAATCGGCGCTTAATAGCTACCTCTCCGCCGTTGTCTTGCGATCCGGTTTCCGTGGCCGAGGTATTTCCCTCTATGCTGATAAATTGATTTTCGGAGTGTTTCGAAACAAATAGCCCGACGTGAGTTGGTTTTCCTCCCCACATAAAAACGACAATATCTCCGGGCTTTGGATCATCCGTAACCTTATTGTTTTTCTTTGCCCATTTAAGCAAATTCGGTACCGAGCAAAATCCTGAATCGTAGTCGATAGTGTCAAGCCCCCATCCGCAAAACGAGTAAACGTAGGAAACGAAGGTACCGCACCACGGCCAATTCGCAGGGCTTTTGTGGTAAGGATGCAAAGTCGGGTAGAACCAATCGTTATATTTTACCTTGTTGGATTTCGGAGGATTTTCCGAAATACCTATTTCCTGTCGAGCCATATCGACGATTTTCTCGCGTGTTGTCATTTGCCGAGGTATTGTTTTATTAGTGTTGTAAATTCATCGAAAGAGCGGAAAACATCAACTTTAAAACCTTGCTTTTTTAAAGCCTCGATAACTTCCTTTTGGTTTGAGGTCAATTTTCCATCGTCTGTTTTTCCCTCTAAAAAATAACCATGGTAGCCATTTCTCGGAACCGCAAGGAAAAGGTCAGGAACACCAGACAAAACTCCCTCTTGTTTCATTAAAGCCGCTTCTCGAGCGTTTCTTTTACCTCCGTTTGGAGTTGCCCAAAACAACTTTGAAAACTCCGGGTAAGCAAGGTGAAACCACCGCACGCATGCCCTTTGCTGTTGAGCTTCATGTTGCACGGCTTTTTTCTTTGGCTTTCCGTTTGCCTTATCGAGTAAAAATTGCAAATCGTTCATGGCCCAATGATAAGCGATTTTAACCAAGCAACCAAACCGCCCGAGGCTGCCGATATTCCGATAATTACTCCCGCTCGTTTAGACTCGGTTAATCGATGCTTGATAATGAAATCCTCATGCTCCTGAACCTTCGCGAAAACACCTTTTTGGCTGTAATCCTTGTCGCCAACGAGTGAGCGCTCGAGCCTTTTCGTTCTAACCGAAACTGAATAAACGGCCTTTTTTAGAGCCTCCTGCTCGGACCTCATAAGCCGGATCTCCTCGAGTATTTTATCCTCGTTCGTCATTTTTCCGCGTGCTTTTCGAGTTCTGTTTTTACCCATTTATCGATGTCGGAATCTTCCCAAGTGTCTGAGTAGGTAAACCCGTCAAGCGTGATGCTGAACGAAGCGGATTCAACTGATAACAATACCTCAACTGAGCAGGTCTTTTCCGCTATGTTATCCACCACCTTTTCGATATGAACAGTCGGGTCAGTTATTTGCGTTTTAAATTGGTCAAATGCGTATATCATAATCCTAAATCTGAAAGTGAGAAAATTCTACAGTACATATAGTTTGCTGTTACAGACTTCCCTGTTTGTGAAATACCCCCTGCTGTTGTTGCCCCTGTGGTTAGCATCCTGTATGCGTTGGTAGTGGTATCAGGTGATGTAGTACTTGTCCACATGGAGGCAAACGATAGATTGAAAGGCGTGTAATTCAGCATACCTCCTGAGTTACCGTAGTTCATTATACTTTGCGCCTGTTGCACGTTAGGGATATGCCAATCTGTGAACCCTCCAGTAGTTGCAGCCTCGGCAGCGTCAATAGAAGTGTTCCAGTTGGCTGTTGTCGATGGGTTGTACCACATCAACCTACGCGACCAATCTACGATTATTCCATCGGCATAAGTTTGACCACCTAAAGTGTCGGTGAATCGGTTTGAGTTGCCGTAAGGGTTCTGTGCAGACAATACAACGAACGAAAGTAACGAACCTTGCTCGATGTCCCCATCGTCGCCAGTACGGTAGGATATTGTCTGACCTGTTTTAATATCCAATAACGCGCTTAAGCTGTCCTTTTGGGTAAAGGTTAACCCATTGTCAACATCGTTCAACTGCGCTGCTGACAACGCGGGAATAAGTGTTGCGCTAAAGTTTACCCCTGCTGCCTTGCTTGAAGTGGTGTTATCTGTGTCTGTAAAGGTGATGTCGTTTAGGTTTGTAGTTACGTTTTTCAACGCAGGACTTGTCTCGCTTTTTACAGTAGTGTTTTCGCTATTTTTTACAGTTACAGTAATATCACTCAACACCCTTGTTACTCCTTGCACAATATCCGATACAGTTACACTTGCGTCCGAATTTGTTACAGCATCGTTTGGAATAATCCAATCAGAACCAACTTTAGAACCGACTTGAGTCCCCGCAGTATTTCTTACCGGAATATTTCCAGTTCCTCCGGATGGGATAGTGCCCCACGCTGAGCCATTAACAGTTACTGTAGCATCCGAACAAGGACCTCCCGAAGGATCCGGAATAATTACCTCATTTCCCACGATTGTACCGATAGGCCCGAGCGTGTCGTAACGCACAACCACATCGATAGTCCCTCCGTTGGCTGCCTCTTCAAAAGCATCCCCGTTAACCGTTACGTAAGTAGGATTTATCGTTCTGCAAGAGGTAAACCTTAACTCGGGCTTGCGGTATTTGCACGGAGACCATGCACGGCTCATGGGTATATCCATGACCAACTCAACCGCAGAAAGTTTGTCGTTAAAAATATTGGTGGTTTTCCCCTTGTCGACTATCTCAAGCCCCCATTTTGGGTGATCTATACGGTCGAATGTTCCGACTTGCTTCCAAAATACGGAGCCGGAAAACTTTAATGTCGTGATAAAATTATCGACGTAAATATTTAGAGGATCGATAATCTCATCGTAAAAATCTTCCGTAAGCATATTCTCGTAATCGCCAAGCGCACAAAAGAACAGTCTCGCGGAATAAGTCTCGCGCACCTGTGCGGTCTCGCTCGCATCCTCCCTTCGGTTTATACTTTCGTTCAGAAAAACGAGAGGATATTTTTTCCACCCATTAAAAGTTTGACGAAGCTCTGCGTCTACCGCTAAAGCCGTTCCGTGCAAGTAATATGGATGGGCACATTTTACGACGTAATCTCCGGGAGCTGCAGTAGCTTCGATGTCGAATGTAGAGTTATTCGAGTCGATCGAAATAACCTTATATTCCGTACCGTCAATAATCACAAAAGAACCCGCCTCGAGGTCCATAAGCCCCGGAACGGAAACGGTAAAAGTCCCATCTCCGTTATCCGTAAAAGCGGTGGCCGTTACTCTTTGGCGGATATTATCCACCACATCGGCAATAAAATCGGTAAATCTCATGGTTATGGGATTATTTTCCAATATACCTCAATGGTAGCTCTGAGGGTGGTATAACCCGTCCCGGACGTAACCTCAACGCTTAACGCATTTGACGATACATCGAGCCTCTTTAATGTGGATTGAAGAGGGATAGAAAAAACCTCGTCCACGGCTCCCGCCGCTACCGATGTCGAAGGAGTCCACTCTTTGTAAATACCGGCAGACGTACCGAAATTCACTTGCGGAGAGGTTCCCGCACTACCCGTTAACGTCTCGATCGTTACCGTAGGTCTCGCGACCGGGATAACTTTCGCGGATGATCCTGCGCTTAAAATAGCCGTAACTCCGGAGGATAAAAGGTTTACATTGTTTATTCGCGTACAAAAAACCGTATTCTCAGCCATTTCTCGAATGGTGAGCTTTTTAACCGCGTAAACACCTGGTGAAACATACTCGTTAACAATTATTTCGTCGTCAAGCGAAAAAGCCGTGGTTTTCGCCGTGAGGTCGTTTATGTAAATTTCGTCTGCCATTTTATATGAAATTACGTTTTAAAATATTTTGCTTTTTGTCGGTAAATTTAAACCTACCAAGCCCGTTTGGAGTTCTGCGAAAGGTAGAAAAATCGTCTATACTTTCGGGATAAACCTCGAGTTTTTGGTAACGCTCAAATGTACATAAGTTGTAGTCGGTAATCAAAATCCGGTTACTCAACAAACCGTCGTAAGTTATCCAATTCAATAACGACTCCGGCAGCAATTCTGTTTCGAGAGTGTAAACATTTCTGATAGAGTCCTGAATTTGCGAAATCTCTCTATCTCCCTTAAGGTAGTTATCCGTTTCAAAGGTCGGTTTTTTATCCCCAAACCAACCCGGTAAACGGTGTTGCTGATACCAATTTAATCCCGTGTAATCGGTTCCGGAAAGGATATATCCGTTTTGGTAGGTCTCAATCCTCACGGTTCCGTCGGCTCGGTCGTCGGTATATTCGCATAACTCGAAGTAATCCGACTCGATGTCGATAGCTGTTCCAATGCTCGTTAACGAGGTAATGATTTGGTAAACTCCGTAACCGTGCAAGTCGTAAACCTCATCCCAATGAAGCAAACAACCATTTAAATATGGATCGGCAAGGTCTCCGAAGTCGTAAAAATCCCCGTAAGTCGAGTCCAAATTATCGAGAAAAACCCCATCTTTATACAGCTTGAAAACTACCGTGTCGGTAGCAATGGTTTTGCGTTGCAAAAATGCTGTTTTGTCGTTTTTAAATTCGTTTCCCGAGTCGTGAGCGAACACCCGTAAAACAACAGGACAAGCGCAAAGGCATCGGCAATAGTCGATAAACGACTCCTCCAAAGGCTTTACCATTGTCGTCTCTTGCTTTACGGCCATTAACCCCATGCTTGCGGGCCTCGTGTTTGAAAATGTCGTCGTTATCATGGCTCTTTTACGATTACTTTACCGTCTCCGGTGATAAATATTACGTCGCTGCTACCCATTCGCCCCTTTATGGACTCTGTGGCCGCAGCAAGTTTCTCGAGACCTCCGAAACGAGCCGATAAAACATAAGTTTTCGTCGGATCGAGCTGAGTAAAATCAATTTCGCAGGACAAAGTTACGGTGTTGGTACCTGAGGTTATTTTTGTCGCAGTCTCCCCACTTTCCGGTACCAAAATATTATTTGAAGGAGCGGGCCAAATACTCGAAAGCTCTCGGATTGCGTTTTGCCCTCCGTTAAGTTCCTCTATCCGGATAACTCCCCAGGCGTTGTTTACGTTTATCGCTGCCGTGTAATGGGTAAATACAGCCTTTACGAGCGTGTTTGCCGTCTCCAAAATAGCCCCTCCGAGGTTCGTTCCGCCTCCCGAGGTGAAAGTCTGAATTTCAGCCGTCCAATGCGCCGGAGTATTTCCATCATCTTCGTAATCGTAAACCTCAAAATCAGGCATTACCGCGCGATAGGGTGTTATTTCCCCGTCGCCGTTATCCATTCCGACCTCGAAAACCACAACGATATTAAAATCCTCTTGACCGTTTGAATAGTTTGATGCCTTGTAGTTTAGATTGTTTTTCGGTTCCGCAGAATTGAAAAACTCCGTGGCAGCGTTTACGTTTGCGATCCAATCCTCATATCGCATTTTGAATGGGATATAAATATCGTAAACCTGAGCGGTCAAAGTACCCGTGCCCATTTCAATCCGAGCATCGAGAAACTGATCTCCGGAAGCAAGTTTATACTGCCTTGGTTGTGTTATATTTATTTGTTGAACACCTCCAACTGTTACGACCTGGGATAAATCGAAGTTGAAAGCGTCGAGTTCAAACTCGGTCTCGTCTGTTGTGTTTATCGCAATAATTTTTCCGCGAACAAAATTAATCGCAGCATCCGGATAAGGAGAGTATTTTACCACGGCCTGAGTGTAAGCGAGAAAACCGTCCTCAATCCATCCCTTAAAATTTGTCCTTCCGGACCCTACACTCGAGTCTTGGTAATGATGCCAAATTCGAACCTGTTCGAACGTCAAAAGCCCGGAAGTGTCAGCGAATTTGTCGAAGTTTTTAACGTCGACCAAAAGAGCTACGTGGTCGCTTATCGGCGTGCTCGTGCTAAACTCTTGACAAATAACAAATAGGCCGTATTTCTCATTTTCCGTAACGGTAACACCCGATAAATCTATTTCGGCGCTTAAAGTAACGGCGGAGGCGCTATTTAATACAATAGATAAGTTTCTGATAATCGTCCCGCTTACCGGAGAATCGTCTACAACTTGCCTTAAAGTCTCGTAAATAAAATTTGCATCTCCCTCGTTGCTTGCGCTTGGCTCGTATTGGCTTTCGGTAGATAAGCGGAAAAGCCCTAAAACAAAAGCCGTATCTCCGGAGGAAAAAACTCCTGTTCCTGAATATAACTCAAGCTCAACGAGCGTGTTTCCGCCAACGAGTAAACCGTCGCAGCTATCGCCGCTCGTTACCTCTTGATAAATCGGAGCGGTATATGAATATTCAAGGTTTTGTAACCCGTTAAATCGCTCATTAAACCACGATACCTCTCCGAGCGTTTGACTATCGGTAAACGTGTGGATAGTGTTCGGGTTACTGATTGCGGAGCTTAACTCTACTTTGAAAACGTGCTTTAGGGAGTTTGCTCCGCTTAAATAACTCGGAGCGATACCGGCCTCCATGTCTGCCTCTTGCCCGTCAAGGTAAAAAGGCAGGATAACAAACTCATGTGTTAATGTGAAAAGCTGCGTATATCCCGAAGTCCCTGTCCGATCAATGGTAACGATGTCGCCAAATTGCCAAGAGACAATATTTCCGAGTTCATCGAGTGTAACCGGTCCGGAGTCAAATCCTTGACCGTAAAATCCTTGGTCGCTTCCTTCGATCGCACTCGAAAAGGTGGCCGAGTCGTTGTTTCCGACTATTCCGTAGTAATATTTTCCGGCTGTTAACGCGGTAGTTCCATGGATTTCTGCATCGTAGAAAAAACCATAATTCGCATAAGAGTAAGTCCCGGTAATATAAATAACCGTATCGCTTATGTAGGTGATTGTTCCTCCCGTGCAAATCATTAAAGCATGGTCGTATGAGTAAAAATCGGTAGTGTCTCCGATTTTCAATCCATCGTCCAAAAATGACCCATAATTCCGGGTAACAGAAAAAGCTCCTCCGCCGAGGTTTGCGGTAGTGAAAACAACTCCGTCGACGGCTCGAGCTGACCAAGCTACCGAGAAATCGATAACGCATTTAACTCTTTCGCCAACGGACCCAAGCAAATGGGTTGCGTAGTTTGATCCGTTCGCGGAGAAATTATTTCCGTTATGTATTTGATTGAAATATTTACGGGCGCTTACTACTATCGTCTCCATTCGGTTTTGTGTTAAATGTTTTCATGAAATCGGCGCGGATTTTTTCAACCTTGGAAGAGTCTCCCTCTTGCATGGCTTTAATCAAATCTGCGTGCATTTGCTGATACTTGGCACGATCTTTAGGAGGTAAATCATTGAGTCTTTCCCTTAAAATACGGTCGCTTTGTTCCATTTGCTTTTGCAAAGTTTTTAAAGCTCCTTGAAGTTGCTCGAGTTGTTTTAACCCGTCGATGGACCTGGCTCTCATTTATTGCTCCTCCCTAAAGGTTTCTTTTAAATTTTTGGTGTAAATCTCTTGGACTCGATAATCTGCAGTTGCGAAATCGCTCGAGAAATTCCACTTTATACTCATGACCTGAGCGCTTGCACCGTTTAACGTCGTGCAATAGGAGTTTTCTATCAATGCGAGGAAATCGCTAAAGCCCATCGGGATTTTTTTCTCTTTAAAAATACGATATTGACCGCCAAAATTGTTACTTACAAAACTACGGTAATTGATATAGTTATCCCACAAATATTTTGCACTCCAAATTGTTCGGTGATTTGCCGGTAACTTTCCGCCGGATAATTTCGCCAAAACCGGTATTTGCCACTCGTGGGAAGATACTTTTAACATCCCAATCCTTGCCGTTATTTGCGAAGCATAAGAGGAGTTTCCTCCAAAGAAATTAATAACATTATCGACTACCTGAGCAACACCCAACAAAGCTGTTTCGGCATCGTTTAGGCCGTCCTTTCTTACCGGTAAAGCTACCGGTAGACGTAATTCGGAAAGCCCCTTAACTGTTTTGTGTTTTTGGTTCACGGTTACAATTTGATCGGTAGTTATCTCGTAAGAGGTACCGCGCCAATTTTTTAAAGTCCATGCGTTATTCAAGTCAGGAGTAAATGAAATCAAAATATTTGCCTTTAGCTCCTCTGTGTTATACTCTGTAACCTCGTCCAAAACGTCCGGGAGTTGGTAGGCCGATTGCTGTACCCAAAAAGCCGAGTTGTTTAAAGGCTCCAAATAAACCGTTTGCTGACCGTTTACATCCTTAATGGTAAACTTTGCCTCGAAAGCGTCTTGAGCGAGTTTGAACTGTTCAAAAACCGTATATCCGAAGTCCTGAGACCTCGGCAAACCATTTCCGGAAGTTCCCGAGCTTGTCGATCCCGGTTCCGTGCTTGTCGGAATATACCAAACGCTATCCAAATCCGAAATGGAAGAGGAAAAACCGTAACCGAGATAATTACAAGCCTTGGTAAAAAGTTTCCGCCATTGGATGCCTTTTTTGTACCGCACAGGTTGAAATATTTGCGCGATCAACTGCTCGATAAGCTGCTTAATGTAGATAATCAACAAGACGGCATAAGCCAAATTTAACACCGCCGAGGCGACCGAGAAAGCTATCCCGGCAGCCGGACCGGTTGCTCCTCCCGCCGTATGCGCGATAATATTTGCAATGTCTTTAGCGAGGTCCTTCGTTACCGACGCGAGTTCCTTGGCCATCAAAAACGTGGTTACGGAAAGCATGGTAAACTGCCAAAAATCAAACTCCTCCTGCAAAATGTACGGGATAGAGGTAAAATCGTTATTCGTGTAAATACCTTGGTCGTAAAGACTTTGGTAAGTAACTCCCTCGGTCCGTTCCGAAAAAGAAACAAGCCCCGACTCTTTTTGAATGGTCGCCGATACCGATACCGGGGAATTTATTTTAAGCCCTTCAGCAAGGTTTACAAAACCCTTAAAAGCGTCGTATTGCCCCGAGTTTGAGTTTATGGCTATCGTAAAGGCAGGACCCTCGAAAATACCCACACCGGTACCATTTATCCCGGCGTTAATCCAATCGCGAAGCATTTTAGCCTCTTCGTTCACGAAGTTGATCGACTCGGTTGTGATATTCGCCTGCGGATTATTTCTCTCGAATGTGGCCAAAATCTCAAAATCGAGCCATTCGCGAGGAGGGTTTACCGTCTGACCCGCAAGCTGAAAAGTTATATCGGGGAAATTACCCATGTATTTCGGTTTTTAAAACGCAAATTCCATTACCATTATCGTCGACAAGGTGATAAACCTCCTCCTCTACGATCATTACCGTGTAATTTACGCCGTTAATTTCTATTTTATCGCCCTGGTTCATTTTACAAAACTTGTTGGTAATAAACCGTTGATCCCGCAAGCGCAACAATAGCCGAAGCGGCAACCTCGGAAGCAAAACGAGCGATTACATTTCCGTTAGCGCTCGGGGTAATATACCCCTCAATTATTGCAATATTTGACCCTGTGGCCGCGCTTGAAGCATTTGAAGCCGCAGGCGTATCGTATGCGGAAAGACCGTCGTTTATTGTCCTCGATGTCGTCGTGAGAGAATATTCCGAACGGTAACGCATGGCCGTTGCAGCCGGGCCGTTTATCGTCCACCTCGACCCCGTTGTGGTTGCCGCAGCCGTGTAATGTATTGTAAATCGAAAGAAATATGTATTTCCTGCTGTTACCGGAAAAGATAAACCGGTAACATCCTGAATAGTATTTGCAATGGCGTTATTATTCGTTTGGTTTGAACCAAGAACAGCTGAGGAAAAACTCGCTGAAACCGCGTTGTTTCCTTGGTTCTGCGAAGTCTTTACAGCTCCCGAAGAGGTGTAAACTTTAAACGATCCGTCGGCATATTCGAGGCGCTCACCTGTTCCGATCGTTATTTTACAGAGGATAAACTCGGTACCGCTATTATCGACTTTAACCGTAACCTCGGCATTTACCGTGTCCCGGTTGTAAATCGAAAAACTTTCCACCTCGATAATCTCTCCCTCTTCGGCAGGCAAAGCGAGGTTAACATCCGTAGTCGAGTTGGTGTTTGTCGCTGTTTTATCCGGGACTCTCCCGTTTTTTGATACACGCCAAAACGAACAAACGCAAGGCAGTTGATTTGTTGTAATGGCCGAGGTCAAAACAACCTGTAGCTTTTCGCTTGCAAATCTCAATGGTATCATAATAAGTTCCTTTTATAGTGATTTCTCACGATTTTATCGCCCTGCTTGATATTCTCGACGACCTCTTTTTTAAATCCGTCAATATCTATCCATTGTACCGGTTTTTCCCTTTGTTCCTGCCTTAAAGCCCTTATCTCTTCAGCAACCTCCCTTCCGCTATCCTGAACAGAAATAGGCAATACAGCGCTTGCAAAAGCGGCTTTTTTGTTATGCCCTTCGACGATACGGGTAAGCATTTCGTTGGATAAATTACCGATACGTGCGTTTTGTTCCGCAGTCAATACCCGCTCCCCTTCGTCCAAACGAACGAGGAAACGATCTCGACCGGACACTTTAAACGGTGTCGCGTTATTTTCCCCAATGCTTTCGGTACCGGTATAAAACCCAGGTAAGGACTCAATAAATGCACGCAGGGCCACAATATCCTTAATGGTCGATGCCAACGGATTTGGATCTCCCGCCTCAACGTGTCCGGTATACGACTGAAATACTGCGTTTGCCTGCTCTATACGTTGCCTGCGTCGCTCCTCCTCGATTTTCTTTTTCTCAAACTCAGCGATTTTTTTATCCTCCGCAGCCAAAGATTGTTCGGCATCTAAAACACCTTGATCGGCAAGTTCGCGGAGCCTCTCTTGTCGTTTCTCTGCGGCCGAAATCTCCTTATCGATAGCTGCCTCTCGCTCCTCTGATTTCTTTATCAGGTAATCGGTAAGCATATCGGCAAGTTCAGACGCTGCATCGGCGTACTGTTGGGCTATTCTGAGCCTTTCCGCTGCTTCCTCTTCCGCGTTTTTAGTCTTTTGATCCTCGATATTTTTATCGTGCTCGAGTTCCTGCTCTTTCAGTTTTTCCTTATGTGCACGCTCAAGTTCGGCAAGTTTTAACCTTTCGTCGGTTGCGTCCTTGTCGTATTTCTCCTTTATAGCGATTTGCTCGAGCAACTGATTTCTTTCGAGTTGGTAAAGCTCTTCCCGGAGTTGCTCCTCGTCCTGAACGTTTTTGATAAGCTCTGTTTTTCTCCTCTTCGATTGCTCTTCGAGAAAATCAAGCTCGAGTTTCATTTTTTCATCCGGAGTAAGATCTCTTTCGAGTTCTAAAGCCTTTGCCTCTTGCAGTTTTTTAATCTCTTTCGTTTGTCGGCTATAAGCCCCGGTTAACTCTTCCGTTGTGTCCTTGGTGGCCTTTTGTTTTTCAGACAAAAGAGCCTCAGCGTCGATAATTGTTTGTTGACCCCTCTTAATTTCGGCAAGTATATTATTTCTTTCCGCGAGACCGAGGTTTGCATCTTTTAAAAGCTCCTTATTTTGATTAAGCCAAATTGTCTCCGCTCTTATTACGTTTCGGATAACATCCTCGTAAGCCCCTTCCATTCGCTTCGCTCCCTCTTCGACGGTTATCGCTCCTTTTTGCACGAGATCGTCGATAATTTTTTGCCTTTCGGCCACGGTTTGCTCGATGGAAGTTTTTGAGACCCTCGTCTCGATACCGGTTAATTTAAAAGTATATCCGGTAAGCATATCGAGCAAGTCGGCAAGTACCAACAAAGATCCCCTAACAAACCTTGCGATTACACCGTCCCCGTTTTCGATCGATAAAACAAAAGCATCCCAAGCGGCTCCGAGTTTCGCGGTAACTCCCGAAAGTGTGTCGCTATTATTCTCCGCTTGTTCTAAAGCCGCTCCCTGCTCGTTTAATGCCCCGTTAAGGTCTTTTACCACGTCCCTTTGATTGATAAGCGTAAGGGCTGCCGCTGCGGCCTCCTCGCCGAACATTTTTTGAGCACTCGTAACGTCCGGGATTTCCTTGGCCAAAGTGTTAAGGATGTCGCTCATGTCGGTAACGGCAGGGTTTAAATCCTGTCGACCTGTTTTCGCTAACCTCAAAAGGATAGTTCTCAACTTTGTTCCGGCCTCTGCCCCTTCTAAACCTCCTTTTGCAAGGGCTTGAAGTAAGGCATTGGTAGCCTCGAAGTCTACTCCCGAGGCTTTAGCTACGGATCCAACATTTTTAAGAGCCTCGGAAAGCGAAGCAATCGACGCGGTTCCCTTTTGCTGAGAAACGGCTAAAATATCCGTGTATTTTGTCGCCTCCGTGGAGCTTGCACCGTATTGGTTCATAGCCTTGGTAAGAGCGTCCGCAGCTTCCGGAAGAGAAATCCCTGCGGCCTTAGCCAAAATATCGGCCTGTTCGGTTACGCTCGCCAAAGCGTCTGCGTTGTTCAATAAGTCGGGTTTTTTTGACCCAATTAAAGCCATACCCTTTGAAACCTCGATAGCCGAAGTTCCGAAGCGCTTACTCATTTCAATAGCTTTCTCGCCAAGTTCGTCAATTACCTCATCCGATAACCCGGTAATGGTTTGAAGCTCCGCCATTGCTTGGTCAAACTCGGTAACGGTCTTTATTGCATCCCGCAAAACGGCAACACCTCCGACAAACCCGGTTAACTGCATGATACCACTACCTAAGCCACGGAAAGCTGAGGAGTAGTTTCCGACGTTTCGCTGATACTGACCTACCGAAGCGTCGACATCCTTCAATTTTTTATCGAGCGCCGTAATTTCCTTGAGCATATTACGGGCCTCTTTGCTATTCTCTTGGTTAGCTAAAGCCAAATCCTTGTAACGCTTTCTAAGGTCATTTAAACGAGCCGACTCCTGAGCGTAAAGGCTATTTTTCTTTTCCGCCTCCTTAGCGAGTTTCGCGTCGATCCTTGCCTTATCCTGTTGTAATTTTAATTGCTCACGCTGCAAACGAGTATTTAGTACAAGGGCTTTTTGCTCTTTCTCCATGGCCTTACCCAACTCCTGTTTTGCCTTACCAAGTAAAGCCTCGAGTTTGGCCTCGTCCTGCTTTATTTTAAGCGCTCTTTGCGTTGCTTTATCCACATCCGCAACGGCTTTCTGTTGGTTGCGTAAATCCGTAACCGAGGAAACGGATTTTATCTCCGTGAGGATTTTCTTTTGATCCTTTAGCGAGTCATTGATAACACCTCGCATTTGCTTTAATACCTCGAGCATCTCGGTTGCCTTTTGGATCGTTGGATCGAAAAGGTTTTCCGCAAAGAGTTGGTCGTTAGTTATTTTTTTTGCCATTTGCTCGGTTTTTTATGGTTTGCTTTCGCATGATCTCGAGGTAAGTATAAAACCTCTTTGTACTTACTTTGTGCGTGTCGAGGGATATTTTAAAAAACTGCTCGATATACGCCAACACCTCCTCGAATTTGCTTTTTTCTCCGGAAGAGGATTTAAAAAGTTGCTGCAGTTTAGAGTTTTCAATCTCAATGGCTGCACGCATGGACCATTGGTTTTTTGTAACCATTTGGATTTTGAGCATTGCGATTTTACGCTGTAGGTTCAGGACCTTTACAAAATCCTCGGAAAGCCCAAACTCCGCGATATACTCGTCAAAAATCTTATCCCATACGGAGGATAAGTTTACCGAGTCGTGGAGTTTTACCTCGTCCATATCAAAGAAATCAGGCAATTTCAGGAGGTATCGGTAGTCTCTTTTCTCCATGATTTTGGAGAAATTCCACGCCGGTAACTCCTCAATACTGCGGTAATGCTTATAGGATATTTTCGAGGATTTGCTCATGCAATTTTGATACTAAAATATGGGAAAATTGAAGTTGAGAAACGTCGTCCATACCCAAAATATCTACACCGTAACGGTAATATAAATCGGGTTTGCCAGGAGCCTTAGCGTCTATTGTAAATCCGTCCTTGTTTACCCTTATCCGGAAAGACTTGTAAAATCTTCCGGTATCTTTAAGCGTAACGTGGTCGTATCGCTGCCCTTTTTTCTTTTTAATTTCTATCGTGTAATCAGAATAACCTGGGCGACCAAGGTCTTTTCCTTCGCTGTCCACTCCCCTATCGTATAGCTGTTCTTGGTTCAACTCGATTATGTAGTTTTTCAGCCTTTCATCGCGCAGCAATTCGCTCATTAAGGTATTTATCCTTAACCTAATTACCTTTTTAAGCATAATCTCGAGCGCTTCCATTTACGATAGAAAAAACCCCTCGGCGATTAACCGAGGGGCTGAGGTTTATTCGCCTTTAAATTCCTGCGGACCGGTGAGGTTTTCGGCCTCCTCCTTCGCTTTTGGTTGCCGCTTTGGCTTTTCCTTCTCAGGGGCTTTCCCTGTTACAAAGGTGTAAGCCTCACGAATATCAACGCCGGATAATTTTCCCGCGAAGTTTTCTTTAAACTCCTCAAAGCTCATGCCTTTGCACGCTTCGGGGTTAAATGATAGGTTTCCGATTTTACTCATGGTCCAAAAAATTAAGCGATAGTAATTACCACATCCTCGAGGGCATCCTCAGAGGTGTAACGGTCTTTGTTGGTCGTTAAGCGCAACACATCCGCAGAGGTCTGCGAAGCGTAAGTAAACACATAACGTCCCGGAATTGTTGAAGATTCAACGCAGGTTGAAATGGTTACAGATGCTGAGTCTGTTACGTTGTACAAAGCGAAATCGGCAGCGACGAAATCGGTTACAGGCACGTTATCCGAGGTCGAGTTTCTCGCAAAAACATCGATTGTAAACGTGGTAGCCGCAGGAGATCCCACTACGGTACCGAAAACAGGAACAAGTCCGTAAATGTCGTCGATAGTCCAATCGAGTTCGCTCGCGGGGATCATACGCAAATATTCGTCTTTCTCCGCCAAGTCCACCTGGAAGGTAACTTTAAGCATTTGCACCTCTGAATAGGTCCCGGTCATTAACTGAACGTCCAAGGTGTTTTTTGCGATACGGATAGGATATGCGTAAGTATCATTTGTTCCGCGACTCGAGTAAACGAAATTTCCGTCGAGGTCAATGATATAAACACCTTTACCGGCACACTCAGCCTGTTTTAAACGGCCAAGGAGTTCTGTATCTCCGTTCGGCACGTACATGGTAATATTTCGCGCACCTTCTTTGATACGCACGCGGTCGCCCGAGTTAAGGGTTTGGTAAACGGTGTCGTCCTTTACATTCTCGACATTATCAACGATAGGCCAAGGGTAAAGGCGTGATTTTGGAGCCGTACCGGCGTTCAACATCGGTTCGAGCGTTGAGAAAGCCTTTAGATCGGCAATAGATTTGCGGAAAGTCGCTCCGGTTGCGTCGAGGTCATGCGTAAAAATAGGCATACGGGCGACGCTGAAAATAGACGGACATCCAAGGGACCCCGTGTTATTCAATGTTGCATTACAACTGCAGCTCATGGTTAGAGTTTTTTAGGTTCAAAATTTATTTATTTGGTCGCCTCCCTGCAGAGGCTGTGCCTGCCATTTTTAAAAATCGGAAAACTCGAGAGCCTCTTGTTCGAAGTCTCCGAAAATTTCCCATGTTACCGTAACATTTGTCCCGGAAATATCCGAGGCAGAGGTAACGGTAAACGAGGTATTTGTAGTAACATTTCCGATAACGTAATCGACATCGTTAATCGTTACCGTGTCGCCGTTACTCAGGTAAGAGGTATTGGTTATCGTAACGAGGTAAGTCGTTCCGGTTTGTAACGCAATACTTGTAGCCACTTGCTCGTTGTCCGGAAATTCGGAAATAAAAGCGTGCACGCCTTGTGCCGCTTCCGCTCCCGTGTTATACCGGTTACGTAATACCCTGCGAAGCTCTCCGGTACTTAAAGCGGTAGAGTTTTCCGTTTGGCTATCCGAAGTTCCTGCAGAATTATTGAAGGTATTTCCGTCCCGGACATACTCTACCCAAATTAAATAACGGAGGGCTTTTTTTAAGCCGTCGAAAGTAACGGTATCGCCCTCCGAATTTACGTATGTTGCTCCATTGGCGATAGCTGCATATTTGGCCTTTGAGATAGCGAAATCAGCCGCGAGATAACTCCCGAGGATCTTACGCATATAAAGAGTCTCAAACTCGTCGATATACTCTTGGATTTTGTCCGAGGTATATTTGTCTTGGCCGAGCCTTAATTGCCCGGTTTCAAAATCCGATATTACAACTATCGCCATTTAGATTACTTTTTTTCTTTGGTAAGGATTTCGACCTTTCCTTGTGCTTCGAGCGCCTTAGCTACCTCTTTACGGCACAAAACAACATCTCCGGGATTTGGTGCCGTTTTGTTTTTACGCAGCGAAGAGTGGTTAAGATACTGAACCACCACAAATTTACCGACCTTCTCTTTGGGAATGCCGATTTCTGAGGCTTTACGCTTCTCGATGCAAATAGCCTTAAACTCTTCGTCGGAAAGTTCATACGCTTCCGCTTTAGCGGCCTCTGAGGCTTTCTTTTGCTCGTTGCGCTTTACCGCTTCGTCGGCGTAGATTTTTAGGTTTTTGTTAGCCTCTTCGAGTTTTTCCTCGAGGGCTTTCTTTTCCTCGGTCAAAATATCAACCTCGGCTTGCAAGTCGGAAATGATTTGCTCAGGAGTCTTTTCCTGTTCGGTTTTTTTAGCGTCCTGGGACGGCTTGTTAGTACTCATGATCGGTCTTTTAAATGAAATTTTTTTCACCCAAAAACCCCGCTTAGCGAACCAAGCGGGGCATAAAATCAATGGGTAAATTTAAGGCTTTCTGTACATGATCTTCGCCGAGATAATCGCGGCCATTGTACCGGTTCCTGTAGCCAAAACCCTGTAATAAAGGTAAGGAGAATTGGAGTAATACCATAAATAACCTTGGCTTGTTACGTTGGTAGCCGTCAAAGAGCCTGAACTTGGGATAGTAACGTAGTTAGTCCCGTCGTTTGAGCCTTGCAAAACAACCGATCCGCCAACTGTTCCGGAAATCTTAGTCATGGTAAGCTGAATGCTTACACCGTAATAACCGGTAACTTTCAAAGAAAGGTAAGCGGTTCCGGTATTTGTAACCGTATCGGTTGTGAAATTGTCCGAGGAGGTCATATCCCACACCTGAGCATTAACCACGGGAGCGGAACAAATCAACGCAACCGAAGCAATAAGGGAGAAAATTAAATTTTTCACGTTTTGAGTTTTTGAGTTTTACAATTGGAAAATCCCTCCCGTTACCGAGAGGGATTGACCTTTAAAATTATGGAGTTTCGAGGGCTGCCTTATCCGTAGCAAAGTCTCCGGTAACAAACGCTCCGGTGTTGTTTTCAGAGATATACAGGTTTCCACGCATCTCTCCGAGGATCGTAACGAGGTTCTTACGGAAGTCGTCATTTTCCCAACCAACCGAAATACTGATTCCTTCGCGAAGGTAGAAAGACCCTTTAGAAAAGTCTCCGATCAAATAATCTCCCGCAGTCATTCCAGGGTTTTCGATTACACGAACACCCGCGATAACCTGACCGTTTACGGTAGAGAAAGGAGGCATAATGTAATGACCGTCGGTTCCTTTGGTAAGATCCATCGCAGCCGCATCGTAAGGGTTTAAGCAAACAAAATTCGGGATGAAATTAGCGTTAACGATCTGAGCAACCGCAGCGCGAATAACGTCGAAATTGTTTGCGTTATCTACCGTGGAAGCAAGCGAACCGGCAGAGAAAGCCGTGGCCTTGTCGAGAACACCTTGCAGATTAGCGCCTGAGTCGTCTCCGCTCAAAAGCTGTTCGTCCAAAGTAAGATTAAGCTCGGTAATAAGCTCCTCGTTGATAGCAGAACGCATAAACGCGATATCGTCGAGCATCTCGGTTGAAACCTTAATAGCCGCAGGGATTTTTTTCATGTCGACTTTTACCTCGACAAAATCGAAATCGATAAGCGGTTTAGTTCCTCCCTCAGCGGTAGGTGCTGCGGAACCATCGCGGTTGCGCTTGTCTACCAAGTGAACGGTTTTTGAGGTTGTACCGCGACGATTAAACAACTGCAAAAGATAAGGACGACGAGTCGCAATGTCTGTGTAACCCGGCTCAAGTTGAGCGGCTAACATTTCGCGACCTGTTACATTCGAAAACGTAATGGTTCCTGCAGCCTTAACATCGAAAGAAACAAACCCGGATTTTTTAGAGGTAAACATCTCTTTAATTTCCTCGTGTTTCTCTTGCAACGCATTGTAAATAGCTGTTTTGAAGTCGATAATCCTTTGTTCAGCGCCTTTCTTTTTCATTAATTCAAGCTCTTCGCCTTGTTTCTTTAGAACATCCTCGAGACCTTGCAGACGCTTAATCTCATTGGTAAGTTCGTCGTACTTTTTCAAGTCGTTCGCTTTTTCAGCCTCGATAGCTGCTTTTGTTTTTTCCTCGATGGTTTGTTTCAACTCAGAAAGCTGTTTTTCATCGAGAGTAACAACCGCGACATTAGCGATTAAAAACGCCGTCGCAATGCTATTTTCACCGGAGGCAAAGCCATAAGCTGCCCCGATGGTGAACATTACCGCAAGCAAAAAGCGCAGCACGTTCAGGGATTTGTGATTCCTTTTCATAGGAGTTTTTTGATTTGGTTAAACATTTGATTTTTTGCCTCTTCCATGTCGATTTCACTTTTCGGCTCCTCAGCTCTTGGAGTGTTTGCAGGCGACGGCTCCTGCTTTTGGAGTGTTTCGATCATTGACCGGTATAAGGACTTTAGTTTAGCATGACGTACCTCGAGCGAGCTGTAAGTTTCATCGCTCAAGCTCTTAATACGTAACGCTGAAAAGATTTTATCCGCTTCCTCGTCGATTTCTTTAAGTTGGTCGATTACCGACTCGCTTTTAAAACCACGGAAAGGCGTGTTATCATTCATCCCCCAAAGCACGGTAGAACCTTCCCAAAGTTTAAGCTCGTTAAGCTCCCAATGGAAATCGTTTTCGTCGTTTGGATTTTGAACGAATGTATATTTAATAGTTTTGTAACCGATAGAATGCTCCTTGTAAACACCGGCCTCATAAAGCCTCAAAACGTCCTCAACGTATTGAATGCCCAATGTTGCTTTTGTTTCGAAGTAAAGCCCAAAAACATCCTCTTTCAATGTCTGAATTTGACCGAGCGGGAAATCCTGATTGTGCTGTTTTATGTGCTTAATTTGGTTTGATCCTGCGGGACCTCTTTCGGCGATTGTTTTGGTAAATGCACCTGGTATAATCATATCCCGTCCGGCATCCACATTTCCGAAAGCGGCAAAATAACCGGTAATAACTCCGGTTTTAACGTCCACATCCTTAACGAGCGCGGAAATACCCTCTTTCTTTTCCCACTCAAGGGCCGGGCGGTTTTTATTTAGTGTTGCCATCCTGTTTAGGTTTTAATTTGTTTGGTGTCCAATGTACGTTCAAATCCGGATCATTTATCTCGCTCATGTCGTGTCCGGCCAAAATACGGTATTGCGCTCCTGTCAATAGTCCGAGTTCAAACTCCTTACGATAACGCTCGGATTGTTTTGTTAACGACTCCTGCAGCGAAGGGATGGCCCTTAAATCGTAATCGATATAAAGCTCTCTACCATTCTTTTTCGATGCGGGAACAGAAATAGACTCGTTTAACATTCTGCGTAAACTATCGAGCTGCGGGATAATCGTATCGGAGTATAAAGTCGCTTTAGCCTCTTGCATATTGTTATACGTGGTCGATTCTGTTGAGTTCATCAACTGAACAGGCACGCCGTAAACATTGCAAAGCCCTGTTAGGTCCCATTTTTCGCTCTCGATAATGTTCAAATCGACCGCAGAAAGTCCAATGTCCTGCCAATTTATTGCGGCAGAGGTAGCGAAAATCTTTCCAAATTTTCCCTTACCCATTGTTTTCTCGTCGAATTTCGCTTGAAGTCTTTTCGACTCCTCCGGAGTTAAAAATCCTCCATCCTCGTCCTTGGTGGTTCCTTGAGATACGATACCACGGATCCCGCGGTTTTGCATTAATTCCGTCGAGGCATCTATCCCATCGTTTGAACGCTGCACGAGGCGTTTCGCGGCTCTTAAAGGGGAAAGTCCGTAAATAAAATCCTGTTCTCTGATTGCCGGGTTCCAATATTTTCGATGATAAACCTCGTTCCCGAGAAACTCAACCGACTGATTAAAATTTAATACGTACTTGCGATCCGCAGTATTGAAATAATCCGTGCCCTGCTCGAGTTTAATCGTGACAAAATGAGCCGGCAAATTGAATAGTTGGGATGGGATAGTAAACCCCGTCGGTATAAGTTTGTAAGCGTAAGCGTTCCCGGTAATAAGCTGATAACCGATATTCTCCTCGATAAACTCGGAAAGCGATTGCAGTTCGTTTGGTTTCTCGAGAATTGGGGAAATATCCCGATGCTCGATCATTTCCCAAGCCTTAACGTGAAATTCAGCCGCGAGTCCATACTCTTTAGCGTGCATGGCCGCAACGTATCGTTTTTGCGCTTTCTTATCCCGCAACTCGTAAACCGACCAAGGGATAACAGAAGCGGAACGAGCGATTCGGTTTACGATAGAGTAAACGTCGTGGTTGTCTGCATAGCCTTTTGATACATAGGTCCGAGCGTCGTCGCTCATGGTTTGCAAACCGGATCCGATTACTTGTAAAATAGCCTCATTTAAACGGTTTGCGTCGGATGTCGGAGTTAAATTAAGCGGCGTTTTAGCTGCTTTTTCATCTACGCCGAGAAAGGCGTTTTTTAGGTTTCTCCAATATCCCATAAACCAAAAATAGAACATTTACGGAAACACAAAAAAAATGTTTTTTTAACCCGAAAGTGTTTATTTATAGCTGAGATTTACCTCGTTCGCGGAGTTGTTAAAGATAAGCTATACAATTATCCCGCGAAAAATTCCCGTTTTTTCTTTTGATGAAACTCGATTAAGCACGCATACGCGAGGTTATCGACACATTCATCGTGCGCTCCGTTTGGAAAAGCGGTACACTCCTCGACAAATGCTTTGGTCCATCCTCCAGACTCGAGTTCGACTCTTTCACCAACCATGTACGGCTGTACGGTCTCGACTCTATCCTCCTTGGACCACGACGGAAACTCTCCCTCGATAAGTTTTACGTTGTAGCCCGAGTTTTTTAAATGCGATTTTAAACCATGACCGGAGGCTTTCGGTTCGATGTAAATAATCGTGTCGCTCGGTAGTGCATGGGTGCGGTAAATTGTCTCGATGCGCTTTAAAAGTTCATACTCTTCGAGATACGCTCCTTCGTGGAATGTAATGGTAATTTTTTCCCCTCTTCGGGCATAAATGGTAATACCGGTAGGATCGTTTTTGGTGTTTTTGGTGAACGCGCCATCGATTACCATTCTCCACTTTACGCCTTTCTCCGCACGATGGAAAGCCGGAACGACTTGTAGCCACTCGGCTTTTATCATATCGCCCTCCTGAGCGCTTGGCCTTTGTTGGTATAGCGATATAAAAGTCCTTGGCGTTTTATCCCTTACGGCCTCGAGTTTCTTTCTCCCGTGCCTGTTTGGCCAAAGCTCCTCTCCGAGTTCCCGAGGATCCTCTGCGTCGGTCATATCCTCACGTAACGCGGGGAGTTTAATAACGTCCCATTCGTCGTGTTCCTGCCTTAGGAGTCGTCCTGCGAGGTCGTCCTCATGCCAACGGGTAAAGAGTAAAAGCTGTTTCCCGGAGTCGGGTAAGCGGGTTAGAAAAACATCGTTGTACCAATCCCAAACATTATCTCGGATAGTCTTTGAGTTCGCGTCCTTGCGGTCCTTAAATGGGTCGTCGATAATGCCGAAATCAACAGAAGTACCTGTCAGGGCTTGACCTATCCCTACTGTTTTAAAAAAGCCATTTTTACCTACTATCTCGAAAACCTCTGAGTTGCGCAGAACGCCGCTACGAGAATCAAAAGAAACATTTTTAGAGTTTAGTTTTGTTTCCGGAAATATGTTTTTGTAAAGCTGAGAATCGATATACTGTTGAGCTTTTTGATTAAATTTCGAGGATAACTTTGGAGAAAATGACGCAAGGGCTATTTTGGCGTCCGGATTTTTACCGAGGAGCCAAGCCGGGAATAACCTCGACGCAAGTTCTGATTTACCGTGTTGCGGAGGCACGAATATCATTTTTTTAGGCTTTCCTACCCCGTAGTATAAATCAGAAAGGGCCTGAGCTATCCGAAGGTGAAACCAACAAAGCTCATACCCAGGATAAACGTAAGGCACGAAATCGGCAAAGTGTCTACGGGCAAGCTCCCGTTTCGCAAGTTCAGCCCTCGCCTTTATCGCTATCTCCTGCTTGTTCATTTGCTTGCTCGATAACCCGGCGAAGATCCTCGTCGGATGCTTTGGTTAAGTCGGTTAACTCCTTCCCTTTGGAGGTTAAATCGATGTGTTGCTGATTTCTCCACTTCTCGGGTTGGCGGTTATTAAGCCACATCTGAGCGGCTCGAGTGTCCGGAGGGTAAACCTCTGTATATTCCTCATGGACTATTTTGGAGCCTAATCCTTCGCCATTGCTTACTGCCATTATTTTTACGGCTTTATGTTTGTAACCCAAAGCTCTACGGTAAAGGGCTTTGGCGACTTTAGCGTCTGCCTCTTCGCGTCCTGCCTTAATTGCCCCCAAAAACTCGGGGTATTGTTTCATCCAGTTTTCGATTGTGGTTTCTGAAACCTCAAGGTATTTGGCGATTTCAGGGTTTGTGGCACCGAGTAAGCAGTAATTTTTAACACGCTTACAAAAACTTGGGTCGTACTTGGTAGGTCTACCTCCGGGATGTTTGCTTTCCTCTTCCATGGTTCAAATTTAATAAATTAAACGTCGAAAATCGAAAGTTGGTTATCATTGCATACTTGGATGCCTGTTGAGGTGTTTATTAAGTCAACAAAAACGTTATCGGTACACCAATGGCCACACTCGAAATGGAAGCAATACCCGCAAACCTTTTTGAGTTTAAATAGCTTTTTTGAACTTGGATATCGGTATGTTTGGCCTATTGTGTACTTAATCATTTTGTGGTTTGCGTTTCAGTTGTGGGCGGTAAGGATAAAAACATCATACGAAGAGATTCAACAACTTCGGAAGCGGAAAAACCTGCCTTTGACATTTCTTTGGAAGCGAAAATAACACCTTCCTTTATTTCTTCATCTGACATATCATTTATATCAAATCCGAAAAACAAAGCAAGTGACCGAAATTCAATCAATACCAACTTATCCTGCTCATCCTTGTTAAGCAAGTACGGTCGTAGCCATTTAATTTTTATGGCTAAGAAAATTCTGATTTTGCGATATGCTTTCCAGTTTTCTTTGATTTTGTTTTTCATTATGCCTTGTTTTTATAGTCCTTATTATATTATTTAGATCGCTATGTCTGACTGAATCAGACTTAGCGGGGAGTTAGGCGTAATGCTAAGACAGCCCTCCGAAAATATGAGCGATGACATCAACAGTCCAGCCATTTCCTATCATTTTTCTAATTTGGTTTTCGGTAGCCACGCCATCAAAGTAATTTTCAGGCACGGTTTGTAATCTGCAATATTCCTTTATTGTGTAGTAGCGGAAAGGCAAATTGTTTTTGAATGCGTCAGGGTGTCGTCCTATTGGCCTTGTTGTTAAAACATTGTCTTTTGCTACTGTGGTTAAACAGTTGCTTTTATCTCTGTTTGTGGCTCTCACTTCCAGGCATTGAGTAATCGGTATTTCTTTATTGTAATCCTCTCGTTTGCCTTTGTCGTTTAATCTTCTGCCCAAAATAGTAGCTTTGTTCAATCTTTGTCCTCTTATTGCACTTGGTCCAATCATTTCAGTATCTTCTAAAATATCAATCAACTTTATGCCTTTATCGGTTGGCTGTTCAATCGGAAAGTTTGCCCAGTATAATCGTTCTCTATTTTGGGCAGATACCAAAGCACTGTTTATCTTCACAGGTTCAACTCCTAAATGTTCGGTTATCACTTGCTCAAATTCCTTTTTCATAACTACATTTTCCAAAAGCCAATATTTCGGTTTGCATTCTTTAATCAGCCTTACAAATTCAAAAAACAATTTGCTTCTTGGGTCGTCAAAGTTTAGTTGCTTTCCGCTAAAACTAAATCCTTGGCAAGGACTTCCACCTATCAATAAATCAATTTGCGGTAAATCCGTGCCTTTAATATCGGTAACACTTCCAAGTTGTATTGTATTAGGGTAGTTGTGTTGTGTTACTTTGATGGCGTGTTTATCAATCTCCGAAGCATAATATTTGCCATAGGAAATGCCTGCCCTGTTGAGTGCAATCTGTCCGCAACTCATACCATCGAATAACGAAAGCACTACGCCTAACACGGGTTTGGCAAAATTGCCGTTTTGTTCTTCTATCAACATTTGTTCTTAATTATTAAGTTTAGTTTTTCAATTTGGCTTTCGGTTCGGCAACTTCGCCAAGCCCGAAACCGTTAGCTTCAAGTTTTGCTTATTCGGGTTCTTTATCATCTAAGTCGCTATTCCCACACACGGGGCAGTAGCAATCTCCATAATCACCTGTGTCAGCAATCTGTCCACCTCCGTCTAATAGTTTTGAGCTGCCCCACCAACCGCACTTATCACATTCTGC